CTTGACTCTTTGGTGGTGGTCTAGTAATCTTGTATTTGTCAGCGAGGGAAACCGAAAGACAGGAAGAGAAAATGATCAAGGACATGGCGTTCGACGAGATCGCACAGGACATCATTCAGTCCGTCACCACTTACTCGAAGAACAAAAACTACATGCGCTACATCGAAGGGCTCTCTGATGTGACCAAGCTTTTCAACAGTTCTTCTTCCGCCGGCGTCACTACCTATGACCTTGGCGCTTTCAACCTCGACCTCTGCAACTGCTGCAAGAAGCCCCTTCTCGTCGAGAAAGAGACTGGCTTCTTCTACAACCTGAACCAAGATGAAGCCGCTGTTCTCATCTACGTCTACTTTTGGATGGAGTGATCATGAAAGACCGACTGATTTTCCGCATTGCAACTCTGATCCTGGAGGGCTACAGGGAAGGCGAATCGCCTTCCGAAGACATCATGACGATCATCAAGGGCTATTCTAAGGGTTGGTCAACTCTGGATTATGTGCAGCTTCCTGTCGAGATCATCTTCTCTCTCGGCCCTGTGAGTATCTGTCTCGCAAACGGTAATTTCACTCTCGTGTTGGGAAACACAGCTCACGAATTGACAAACGACGAAGCGCGCATTATTATCGATGCGTACGACAACGAAACGGAGAAAACAAAGTGATCAACCTGGCAGACAAGAAAATGTTCGGGCACCATGTGTGGGTCGCTGCTCTTCGTAAGGCGATCATTGCCGAGATTGTCGACGGTACGTATGAGGACGTGCAGGCTGTTGTTGACAGTGTTGCTGATTCGCCGGTGTGCTACGCTGACGAGGTCTTCTGGCACCTTGGCATTGGCTGCAACGTTGCTGGAGTCAAGGTACGGTTCATTGATGATGCGGTGCTTCATGTCGACAACACTGGCGCTAGCCTGTCTGTTGACGGTAATTTCAAGGACATCGATCCGGTTCGTACGGCTATTTTGCTGAACCTGGTTGAGTGGGATGAGTTTGTGTGATAGTCTAGTTCACACACCTAGAGAAAGGAAAGAAAAAATGGAGTTCAACCTCGAGGCAGTTGCCGCTTGGGATCGCGCTAAGGCGGCTTACAAGGAGGCGCGTGAGGCCGCTCAGGAGGCCGCTAGGGCTGATGTTGAGGGTGGCGCTGATCCTAAGCTTGTTGCTAAGGTGTATTCTCTTCGTGAGGCTTCCCTGGCTGAGTGAGTAATGTGAAGTAACCCCTTCCGAACCCTATTTCGGAAGGGGTTATTTCTTTACCCAGAGCTTTGGAAAGGAGCCCACACTCCCCCAGTATGTACAGTACCACACCTGCTAGGGGCTGTCAACGCTTATACGCCTGTATAGCCGCTAGGCGGGTTGGAGGGCTATCGAATCTCATGCGGCCGCGGTTGTAGGCGCCTCGGAATCCTTGCAGGATTGAAGAATTACGCTCCAGATAAACGCATTCATTATTAACGTTTTCCAGATCAGTTGTGAACTGTACTTTATTCTTTGGTTGTTTCTTTTGCACGTAATAATACATACCATCGGGACGATTAACAGTCCATACAGATAGGTTGATATTATTCATCAATAAACTGTATTTATAACTAGCATTAGTAGGTTTATCTTCAACAAGATCGGTTTGGTTATCTGCGAACTGGTTATTAACGGCATAATCAGAATAAGCAGAGTTAGAGATAAACTGCCCAAAACGAGTTTTATTTATGTGCTCCTTAAATTCTTCACTCTTAGGGAAGTGTACAATAATGAATCCCTTTTTCCTCTTACACCATTCCCTATCATCATTAATTCCCTCTGCAAGAAAATAAGGGTTATTAATAGAAACAGCGTTAGAAAGCAAAAGGCATGTAACTCTATCATTACCCCTATCTACTGTGAAATAGAAGTTAATGAACGCTTCATATTCCATCGGTAGATAATTAGTAGGCCCCTTTTCCAATATTATCTCATCAAAGATAATCCACTTGACTTTATTATAAACAGTGGATTTTTCCGTTTGCGCCGTCGACAGGGACCGTAAATACCCCATATCGTGCCACGGATATTCCTTATCATTAGGATCATCACTCTCCTTCATCTGAAAGATACGGCCATTAACCCTAAAAGAATACCCAGGATAAAGATGCGCAAGATCATCAAAGAACGTCTTAGCTGTGCGCAGCTCTGACTTATAACGCCTAAGATATATAAACTGCTTCCCTGTTTCTAGGTACGTATCTATAGCTATTTTCTTAGCACCATACGTTTTACCAATGCCGCGGCCACCAATAATGAAATTAAAAACACCATTGCGACTCAATATATCATCAAAAGAATAATACATACTCATGGGTTCAACCCCAAACTCTTCAACCATGTTATCGGGTTTTTACTGGAATAAATATTTCCAGCAGTAATCCCTGGAGGATAGTATTCAAAATGGCAGTGCGGCCCAAACGAGCGCCCGGTATTACCACTCTTTCCGATAACTTGTCCGGCCTTGACCTTATCTCCAGGCTTAACAGACTTCGAACTCATATGGCAATACATCGATGACGCCCCACTTCCATACTTAATAGACACGTGGATGCCTGCCCAGGAGCCGGCGTTGTCGGATACGACTATGCCGTCCTGCACGGCATAGAGGGGGGTGCCGGAGCTGCATCGGAAGTCTTGGCCGGTGTGGTAGCGGGCCCATGACCCTGTGGCGCCCCATGGCGGTCCGAGGGTGTATGTGCCTTTGGCTAGGGGTAGGTGGGCTCCGCCGCCTCCGCCGCCTCCGCCGCCTCCGCCGCCTCCGCCTTGGTTATCGTCATCGTCATCGTCGTCGCTGGGTACTTTGCCGGAGTGTTTTCCGCCCTTGATGGTCCATATTCCGCCGTTTCCTTTGACGAGGATGTCGCGACTGTTGTCGCTGTAGACGAGGTAGCGTTCACCATTTATTTCTTCTAGAAATTTAATGTTGATATTTCCTTGTGAATCATCATCACTGCTTCCAGAGCTTGAATTATCCCCCGCTGGCGGCGGGTCGACTTCAACGCTTCCACTAGCGTTGCCGCTACCGGCTATGCCCGGCAACGGGCTTGTGTCGTATTTGTTGATGACCGCCATAGCTTTATCGTACCGGCTTTTGTATTTTCTGAGCCACGGCTGATGAATTGTGTTATTATACATCGCTTGTAGTGATGCGTTAGGTCCAACTGCTTTGATAACACGGTCGGCGCCGACGGGGTATTGGTGGAAGATTGTGCACCAGAAGATGAATACTTTGGGGTTTTTCGCTCTGTCCAGCCCGCGTTTCAGCGCTTGCTGATGATAGGCCTCCATGTCGTCTACCGCCTGCTTGTTCTGCACTGCCTTGGCTTGTGCGGAGGTCATGACGGCCTTGATGCCTGGTACTTCTTCGCGTCGCACCCAGAAGCTATTCCATGAGCTATCGGATCCGGGGATACGACCGACACGGCTTGCTATGCGGGTTGGCATTTTGGCCCATATAGCAGTTCCAACGGCAGGTTTGATTTTTTCAAGAATCTTTCCTGCACGGGTGCCGTACCATTGCATGAACCCAATGGTGATGGGGTCTTGCAAGAATACAACACCATAGTTCATATCCGATTCAACGGTACCTATGCATCTAATCAGCACCATCATATCCCCGGATCCCCAACTCATTAGATAGATCCTCCGTTCACGTCAACCCAATCAGTCCCGTTAAACACCACCAACTTATTCTTTCCTGTGTGCCAGAAAAGGACTCCAACAGGGTGATTCATTCCCTCACCGAACGACGGCAGATTAGTCCCTGCTCCGGTAACGAGGGCTCCTTCTGCCGGAGCTACGACGAATTTGCCTGCACGCAGGCCTTCCCATCCTCCGCGGTATGGGAAGAAGTGCGACGGGTCGCTGATGAGTGACCCTGGCGGCACGTTCTCGCGGCGGTATTTATAAATGTTGTGGTCGGATTGTGAGTTGTTGTCTCCGATGGAGTTGATTTTCAGGAAGCCGGTGTTGTTTTCATGGCAATCAATAACATAACCAGTAGATACAGTCCCGTTTGCACCTGCTTTGTATTTGTTGCCGATGAGTGTAATGGTTTCACCGCATGTTTGATTGGTTGCATCAATAAAACTCTTATGGTTGGTGAGGTATACCTGGCACCCCATCATGAGCAGATTGCTCTTAGGTGATGAGAAGATGACTCCGCGACGGTTGTTTGCACGCCCTTCTTTATCGGTTTCGAAATATACACCAAAGCAAGCTACGGAAACACCAAGCCCCATTTCGATGCCTATTTCATAGGATTCGATAGAGCCGCCATGTATGGTCATCATGGTTGCTTCGGTAGCTTTGATGCCGTATTTGTATGATTTGTTACCTTCGTCTGCGATAATGTGCGGTGATTTGATGGTGAGGTTGTAGCAGTATTCAGCGTCAATGGCCGTGGTGTTACCCTGGTATTTCACCCTTTCCACTTCAGTGTACCAATTTTGCTTAAATTTGTTAGCCAACTTCCAATCATAAAAAGCGCAGTCTCTAATAGTTACATAGTTAGCACAATTAAGACCAATGCAATTAGTACGGGAAGGGCCAGGCCCATCAAAACGGAGGTTAGTAAAAGTATTACCGTACTTGCAATTAATACCATTACCGTCCCTAATATCAAAGAAAATAGCAGAATTCGGTGAATTATCACCCCAAGATGCGCTTGACCCGTCCACCCTCTGATCAGGCAGGAATTCAAGTTCCGAGGTTACCTTGTAGATCCCCTTGGGGAAGTAGATATGTCCACCTTTGCCAGCAGCAGTAATTGTTCTTTTGATAGCTTCTGTGTCGTCCGTAGATCCATCACCTTTTGCACCATAATCGGTGACAACGTGGTAGTAGCGGTTTGCTTTTGATTCGGCGAGGGTTTCGACACGGTTTATATCTTTATCTAGTTGTAGTTTAAGCTTGTTCCTTTCATCCGCAATAAATGCGCGGAGAGTATCATTCAATTCTTTAAGATCATTTGTAAGCTTCTCGCGAAGTTTATTATCAGTTTGCGTGATGTTATTATCGATACTCGCTGAGAGCGTATCAATGTATGCTTTGTCATACATCAGCAATTCTGGGCCATTCATCATAGCAAAATGAATAACACCATTAACGTCACTCACAGTATGGTGCACAAACTTGTTGGTGAATTCGTCAATCTGCTTAGATACACGGTCACGGAATTCGATAATCTTTTTATCCTGAGTACCCGCATAGGTAATGAACTCATTGATCTTGTTCTTCAGCTGATGCAGAATCTCAAGATAAGTGTAATTATCTACCTTGGTAAAAGGAGTAACACTATTGAATGGGCCCCATTCACCCATAAGGGGCAGCACCGGTTCACTCATACCCAATAACCTCCAAAATATGGTGCATAATAAAACATACTATCATCGGGAGTTAGGCTTTCACCACTGCTCCACACCTGCATAAAAAGATCATTCAACGACATCACTATATGCTGGTCGATATTCATATACGACTCAAGATACTCCCCTAAAAGGGAAGCGATAGAGCCGCTACGCCCGTAACTAGATGCCGTGCTGCCACTCGTGGTATTGCTGCCGCTGGTAGAGGACGTGCTCGATGTATTACCTGTTTTAGAATTACTATCCGTCGCCGCCGTTGCATAATCACCCGTTGAACTCAGCATTTGCTGAGGGAACGATGAGTTCACATTACGGGATGAAGCAGTCCCAGTTCCTTTAACGTTTGCTGATTGCGTACCGCTAGTTTCCGTGTTACCGCTGCTCGTGTTGTTAGTTTCATAGGTACGGAAAATATCTTGAGCATTATTGATCGCAAGATAGGCCTTATTCATCATAGGCATGATAAGCCGCATACGCTCTCCTAGAGCGTAAAAGAACATGTCTGCGGTTTCAAAACCTATCTCTTCAAAATAATAATGATCAATAATTTTCTTATTCAGTGTCTCGCGATATTCTTCCGCGAAAATAGGGTAATCCTCAAGCCCGGTTTTCACCTCCAGCGTTTTCGCGTACTTCAACGCGTCCCGGAGTTCCATCGTATATTTCGCCATTATTCACTTCCTCAATATCTGGAAGAACCTCTTCTTCAAACGACCATTCAACCGATATATCCATCCCGAATTTATCATTAATTTGCTTACACGCCATATCCCTCGACTTCCACATACTCGCCCGAGCAATAGCAAGCTGGCCGTCACGTGCCCCAGCCTCATCACTAATCATACGCTCCGCTTTAGTTTCATTGGTCGAATTAATGCCAAGGAAAGTAAGACAATCCCTCCATATAGAATCACGCTCATCACGCAAATGTTCTAGATAAGCTGGGTTAACAGTAAGATCTAGCACTTTAATTTCATCATTTTGAAGCAGAGCTTCGCCACCGTAAATAACAGGGGCCCCGCGCTCAATATCGCGCAAAACATTATCGTAGGTTTGCCGCTGCCCTGGCGGGCAGGAAACAATCCTCGGGTTACGCATATTCTTTGCAGTAATATCCAGAGTCTGCTCAATATCCGAAAGGCGCGTAGCGTAATCGAGATATATTAGTTGGTCATGCATATGCGCTAGGTTATGCCATATTGGTACACAGTCTTCTGCGTCAATGATGAGGCCATAATATTTACCATAGCTTTCAGTTTGATATTTAAAACTGTTTCCGTATACGTCGTAGTCGCCGATAGGATTAGCAGCAACACACAAATACTTACCGTAACGCGCATCATAATAGAAAATACACATACCGGCAGTGTTTAGAGTGGATTCGATATAACGTGCATCAACAGTATCTGGAAGGTTGTTCCACGTAAAACGAGTCACAGCCCATTCCATTATTTTACCTAGATACATATTAATACGAATAGTATCTAGTGATGCCGCTTTCCTAGGCACGAATTTAGCCAGGGTATCCCTAGGGTTGGCCATAACAGCATGAAGGTCACCAAAATTACTCACAATACAACACTACCTATTCCGCCAACAATCTCATTTTCTGCTATGTCTAGATCATTAATAAATTCAGGTTTGCGCCACACGGTTGTTCCTTTAAGGAATATACCCATAATAGCTTGCTTATACACCTCAGGGCAATAAAGAGTCTTTATAGTAACATCGGCAAGCTTCCAGTATGTGAAATTAGTCATCGGGTTAATGTTTTTAATATTAACATAGCGGTTAAGAGCGTAACCGTACCGCAGCCAATATTCACCGAGGCGTTCAACGGCTGAATCATCAACTCTCTTGAAGCGGAAGTTCACCGTCATGCCCTGCTCAAGGCAGATAGTGAGGAAGTCTCCGCCAAGCTGGCCAGAAACGGACGGTTGCAGCATTTTTGCGTCTTGCACTTTGGCGTTAATGCCGGCAATGGTGTTTGCGTGATCACCGGCCGCTGTTGCTTTTGCAAGAGCGAGGTTGGCGTCAGCTATACCGCGAGAAAGATTGTTAGTAATATTATTATTAGCAGAAGCAGAATAATTCTGTATCCCAAGATTGCCACTAATTTGGTTTTGTTGAATAGCATTATCAGCAATTGCATTGCCAACGCCCATCACTCCAGAAAGCGCACCCCCAAGTATATTACCACCAGCCATAGAAGCAATACCATTAACGCCTGCATTAATACCATTTTGAATCGCCTTATAATTAGCCGTCTCCGACGCGAGCCCAGCTTGCATGGTGTTCGTATGAATCTGAGTATTCGTGCGTTGATTATTAGCATCAATACCCAACATAGAATTGCTAAAAGCGGTATTAGCGCCCATCAACGCCCTCTGCTGAGCCCAATCCGCAGACTGGTGCTGGAACGCTATTGAATTATGGTTGCTAGCTAGATAATCGGTGTATGAATCATTAGTTATAGGCAACGAAGGGAAGTTCATCACCATGGTACATGAATCAAGATAGAAACCATTATAAGTATTACGGTTCTGCCCTCGATTACCGTAATCCAAAGGGTAAATAACCACTCTCGGGCTAGGAGGCACAACACTAATATTAATAGCTACAGCATACCTATTAGCATTAAAAAGTTCCGGCTTCAAAATAATTGGAGTGCCCGTATATGTAGTCAACTCAATAGCTGAATACGGATACGTAGCAAACTTCATCAACCGCTTATAGCGATCAGGTATATGAGACATAAGCTCAGACGTAAGGTCTTTTACAATATCCTCATAATAAATACAAGTTCCTTCATACAGTTTTCCAACATTAGGATTATGATCAAGAAACTTTTCAGGAGTCACTCCCCTAATATTTCGGTAAGCCGGTACAAGATAAGCACCATATATAGACTTAGAAGCCCACGGCACGCGTTTCAATGCTGTCATAACATCAGCAAAGGACTCAACAGAGCAACCCCATATGTCAGCGCCTATGACAACATTAGTAAATTCTCTACCACTACCGTCGCGAGTATTATTATAAAGCTGCACTTTAGTGCCTGGGCTTGTAGAAAGATTTGGCGATTCAATCGATCCGGGGTCAGTAGAAAGGTCGGCGCTTGATATAAAAACTATAGCAAGATCGGTGACTTCGCCAGGTTGTTTAATCTTTTTCCTAATGAAATTAGATTCAACCATATCAGCGCCGCAATCAAGTCCTTCAGGAACCAAAAGGTTCTTTAGCATATTAGGTTGCCCCGCATTGGAAACAGCAAAAGCATAATGCGACCGCTCAACATAGCAACGCCCGAATTTCATCCCCCACCGAAAGCTATTCCACACATCAATCTGAAGATGAAACGCCGTCGTATTAGGCGCGATATGTTGCACCCCCTTGATGAAATAGAAAAAATCATTAGGCGTGTCAGAATGGGTTAGAGGGTTATAAACGTGGATATAATTGTATTTATATGCTTGCGCAACACCAATGTTAAGGTGAATATCTTGTTCAGGCCTGACATAAGACAGGCGATCAAACTTAATCTTCGGGCCAGGGCTGATAGACAAGTAATCTATAAGACTTTTCGTGTCTGGAAAATCAACGATGTTGTTATATTGCGCGTCCCACGGCACATTACACAATGTAACAATTGTGCCTGGCGTCCATACGTCAAAAGAAAAAGACGTACCCGCAGAAGAGACTTCTGCGGGTACGTCAGTTATGTAGCTACTCATGCAGCAATATTATCAGGTTTCTTGCTAGTGAGGTCATGGGCACCGGAGGCGCCAAGACCAAGAACAATGCCTTTCGCGATACTGCCCGGAACGTTGACAAATCCGTCTACCAATAGGGTGAAGGCAATACCAAGAATAATGGCCAACACGCCATTAAGAGTTTTAGGTAGACCCGCCTGTTTAGCTAGATTAACGGCGGCAATTACTGAACCTACAGTTGCTAGTTCGATCATTTATTCGTCCTCAAATATTTCATGTAATTCGGGCGGATCAGGGGCTTCAGGTTTCCTGTATCGATAATACATATCTATAAGCTTTCTGAAGGCACCCCATAGTATTTTAAGTCTTGATTGCTCGTGCTCAAGTTTCTTTTCAAGATTACCCACCCTGATGAGAAGCTGTGTAAGAACAGCCCCCATCAAAGTGAGGATTGCTATAAGGAGCCCTTCAGTAACGACAGGACTCATCATTAACCTACTTTATGAGTTTCTCACTCACAACATCAAGTTGTTTGACAACCTTATCCAAAGCGGTAGCAACCATACCGATACGGGAAGCAATAAGGCTCATCATAGGATTATCATTCAACTCCTTATGAAGCTCCTGAACAGTCATATCTTCAACATTCCTTTCTATAGACGACATAAGCGGGGAGTCGTCAATAACCCCAAAACTAGAACCACGAAGGTAGAAGTGAATATGGTCCATATGCGCAGCAGACTTATTACCATAACCAGAATAAAGCCGCTTCCACGTGCCCCTACTAGGATTCCACGAATACGCATAGCCATCCTGATAAGGCGAGAAAATAATCCACTTCAACCCAATAGCAGAAGCATTCTTCTGAGCCCAAGCACACAACTTCAACGCATTGGCCAGCTCGATCTTAGACGGAGAAGCTCCAAGATCAGTGATCATCACGTCCAGCGCATAACCTGAACTATGCTCGAAGTTCCTGTCCGTACCGTTGGCATCATAATTCGGCTCACCCTTCCCCTGGCCAAACCAGAAAGTGCTGGGAAGAACCTTATCCAGATGGCCAACAAGCGCCCACACAGCCGCATGAGCCGCGCCAACACCCGAAGCACCATTCTTACGATTCATCAACATCAGGACTGCTTGACCTTAATCACATAATGCTTAGAAATAGACCGTGCATCCTCGACCTTAGCGTCCACGCCAAGATCAGCCCAGTTCTCATTACGCCCAACATGCAACACGCCGTCCTCAGTAACATAAGTACGGTTGCTAGACGACGGACTCATACTCCAAATAATTCCGTGGTTACCCAAAAGCTTCGGATCATCAACCAAAATTTCGGCGGACAGCTGATAGATGTGACCTTTGAGAACCTCAGTAACAGCATTGCCAGTTTCGGGGTCCGTGATAGTCAAGGTCTCCCCCAGACCTGTAACGCTACTCCGCCGCATATTCGTCTCAGGAGTAACTTCGTTAGAAGTAAACAGGATCGCGTTGGCGAATAGGGAAGTGCCGAAGATCTGGTGGTGATGGAATACGCGGTTCTCGTACAGACCGAACTCGTTACGGATTTTGCCGTTGCGGATCAGGGTATCTGCGATAACGAAGAAGTTCTTGTCAACTAGAGCTGCCTGGAAGCCGGGGATGTTGAAGTGCTCCTGCATGCCCTCATGCACCCGGAAGGGAATCTCGGCCTTGTCAATGTGGAACATGTAGGCCAGAGCTTCAATATCAATATTAGCGCGAGCTTCTGGAGTGAGGAACAGATGAAGATCACTAATCTTAGAATGATTAGCAACCTTCAACACATTGAACTTACGGTTCAGGAACCCAAGCGTAGACGCAGCCGCCTTGAATGCTTTCAGTGCCGCCTTAACGTTAGCCTCAGGAGCAGCAAGAGACGTAATATCTGGGATCTTGATCTTGTAGAAACCGTGCTCGTTTTCGTGCTCGCGGAACAGGTTCATGGTGGACAGGAACTCGTCCTGCTCATCAGCCGACAGAGGGGAAGACATGAACGCTGAGATAAGCGAATCAAGTCCGTTGGGCTTCAGGAAAGCGCGCCGGACTACCGCGTCACTAATGCTGATGGGGTAGAACTGCTGCCGATTGGTGCTGTAGAAGGATTCTTCCACCCTAGGGAGACGGCGGGCGAACATCGACTCGTAGTCAACGTCCTGCTTCCACGGCTGGCCGTCGATAATATCGACATAAATTTCACTGATGGTGCCGCCGATGGCCAGCTCGCCACGCTTAAACTCCTTCAGCGGGTTGTTCCAGATAACTCCGCGAACCTTCTGCTCTGCGATCACGTTTACCAGAGCGTCAAGGAACTCGTTGTAGGCTGGCTCATAGTTCATAATCTTGGAACCGATCTGAGCCATATTTGCCTTGTTCACGTCCGGGATACGAGACTGGTAATCAATCGACGCGTGACGTCGAACGTAATCAAGGTACAAGCGGTTATAATCTTTAGTCAACTTGTCAGGCATTATTCACCCCTCAACATAGCGAAAAATTCTTCATCTAAAAGTTCCATAGCTTCCTCTTCCTTCTCAGGCGCAGCAGGAAGCTGGCTATTGAATGCTTCACGCACCGACTCAAATTCAGTGCGCAAAGAAGAAATTTCAGAACGAAATTCCTCCATCATCTTCATAAAATTCTTAGCATACTCAGCCTTAGCTGTAGTATCTTCTTTCTTTTCCTCTGTCTTTGAGGCTACTTCATCACTCATTATATCCTTTCAGCGTGCCGGTAGGGGAGTTGTCACACTCTCACTATACAGGAGACTTATCAGGCCTGACACCCTGCTATAGCCACCTACCGGCAACAAGATCATCATAGTTTAAGTTCGTACGGAGTGTCAACAAGAACAGTTCCACCCTTGACACGCTTGGCCCGCAATTTGCCCTGAATCACATTACCGGGATAAAAGTCGGCGAATTTAAGATCATTTGCGATATATTTCGGAAGCCCCGCGATATGAACTTCGTACTTATTATCTTCTGTCAAGTCAATATAAGCTTTCGATCTCCAATACAGTCCGTACCGGAATCCGTATTCTCGCTTACTAGCTCCTAGCTTAGTTGGATGAATTTCCATTGAATAATTTACTGGTTCACCCAAAATATGATGTGAATCAGTGTCGGCATAGATAAAGCGGTCGTAATTATTTTGAGCGATTGTGATTGTCTTTAACCTGGCATAAGCTGTAATGAATACGGAAAGCGGAGTATAGATTGGTTCTTTAACTTCTTCTTTGCCATCTAGAAGTTTAATAACCCCATCTTCTGTTAACGTTGGATATTTCCCAATCATACGGGGCCGGCTAGCGAATTTACCGTATAGAGAATTAAGATGAAGCTTGGCGAGAAGTCGTTTACCTCCTGTTGCTTTTTCTTTAATCGCCATGTAATGGTTGATGTAGTCGTCGAAATAACCGGTGGCAGAATGGAAGTAGAACCCCTCGTTCCATGAAAGAATGTTTATATCATAGTGTTTCTGCCACAATTCAAGATCAACACTAGTGACAGACATTGTTTCGGGTTCAGGAATATGCTCAAGATATTCCGTGCCCAAGAATAACGCGTGCCCCTTAATTTGGATGCATGGAAGATGGCCTTCTTTAAGATGCGCCGTGAATGTTATAGAAACAATAAACAACATATCCTTGTCTGGCTTGCCCTCAAACAAAATAGGGTTGCCATATGGTAGTTTATTGTACATCATGACAGAAGGGTATAGCGAATTAATATCATACACACTGCCATTAGACCAAATCTGTTGTTCACGGCCTTTCTTCAAATACGTCCAGCCGCCACGATACGCCCATCGAATTTGATCATCTAGCTCTAGAGGAAGAATAGGGTAAAGTGTATCGAACTCCTTTCGCATCTTCTTGTAGTTCTCTAGACTATCTGACCCAATAGTCATCTTTGTGTCGCCTTCTGCGTATACCTGCGCAAGTGCCTGGGAGACTATAATGACATCGTTAGCTAGATAATCTACTTCTTCATCAGTGAGTTTATGCCCCGGCTCTCTGTCTTCGTTATAGTCTATCTCCAGTTTATTCAGAGAAAGGTTGAATGATTTGGCGATGTTAGCTACGCTCATATTGAGCTTCTTGAGGCTGTCTATGAAGGTGATAAGTTTCCCGCTGGGGAATTTCACTTTCAGCGAATAATATTGTCCCATATTGGAAATAAGTGTAGAGAACTGCTTTGGAAGAAGTGCTTCATCCTGATTGACTTTATAACCGTTGTTGAGTAGGTGGGAGATAATAAAGTCACCGTCGAAAGCTAGATTATGGAAATTTATTTCCTCGTAATTAGTGCCTTCAACATATGAAATAAAAGACTTAATGTCCACACCATAAGCCATATCATCCTTGCAACAATCTGCCTTAACAGGGACAATACCCCAAGCCCAAACACGACAGTCCTCCGGATCAGTAGTAGTTTCAAAATCAGCGACGGCGCTTAGTTTTTCTTTTACTTGATTTTCTTCCAGATTTATTTTTCGGGAACGCACTTTGAACCCAATCTAATTGACGAACAATATCAGGAACATTCTGGCGAAACGCCTCAGTATTATAAGCCTCAATAACCGCTTCTTCGCCCCCGCTCAGCCATTCCATAACAATATCATAATTCATCTTCAACGCCCTGGCAAAATTCGGATCCAAAGACCACAAAGCAATAACCTGATCGTCAGATAAATCTTGAACAACATTCATGAGCTCAGGAGCAACCATTTGAATCATGCCCTCAATGCTCGATCGAAAACTAGCCGCTTTCTTTTTACGCCCTTCAGCGCTAGCTTCGAACTTGTAAGCCTTGGTAAGTTTTTCAAGAGCGTCCTCGCTATTCACCTGCTTCGGGCTTCTGCGGAACTCGTAATACCCCACTGGCGACGGAAGCCCCCTAATAGGGTGTTTAACAACAAGAAGATCGCGTTCCTCCGCAAGAGACTTGAAAGCTGGATTAGAAGAAGCAACCTTCTTGAGGCGCTGATTCATATGCTTTATGCGATCATTACGAAGTCTCTCAGCTTTCTTATACTCAGCCCACTTAGACCGGTGAACGTGTTTACCGTTGGCGAGTTGCACAAAGTTATTAGAAACAGAATTAAAAGACTTCAACCCCTCAGCATGTTTCTTAAGTTGGGTCATGTTTAAAGTCTTAAGCTTCGCTGCGGGTAAAATGTCAGGTTTAACAAATTTACGCTGCGAAACACCCTGCTGCTTAAAACGAAGAAGCTTACGCTCAGCGTTTCTCTGATAACGCAAAATATCGTTAATTAGATCATTCTTAGCCATAATAGAAAGGCGCGCAACAGAACTGTTACGCGCCTTCCTCCTTTCTACTTCCTAAACTTAGCTGACATGTACTTATTGCCAGACTTTGCTTCAACCTCAGTAATCATGCAACGAACGGGGAATGCTTCAAGCTCATCATTAGAGCATTCATCAAGATATTCAGTAAGCTGCTTATGGATTACTGAACTAGTAGTCGTGACCGTTGCACCGCCTTCAGTCAAGAAAACAAGTTTGTTAACCTTAGTTTTCTTGTTATTGCCTGGATACTGCACAAAATCAGTATATTCTGCGTAGTCGGTAACAACAACTACTTTGTTGAGATAATCCTTCTTTGAGATAAAGAAGCTTTCGAATGGGAGAATTTCTTCGCGTGACAACATTATATACTCCTTAAATAAGTGTTGGTTGTTCGTACTTGAAAACGGAAGGAATACACTTCCAAGAAACTACTTTGGCAAGCTCTTCAAGAGAAATATCTTGAGCAAATAGCTTGCGCTTGTGCAGTTTGCGGATAATAATTTCGCCTTTATCATAACTCAGGTAATAATAGTAATCTCCTTCAACGGTGTAGTGCAGAGTAAGGTAGCGATCATCGATAGAATAGATGTGATAAGAAACCATTACGTCAACGTTATTTTCGAAGCATTGTTCATAGAACTCGTCAGCATTAAACCAATTAAACATGGTATGCCTTTCTTATGAAAGCGGGAATTGCGTTTGGTGGAAGATATCTAATAAGTTTATTGATATCACATTTGATAAAGCGAATACAATTTTTCTCACGGATATATAATTTGTGAGTTACTATATTGATCTTGGCGACAACGTCTCCGATACGGTATTTCAAGTTTGCTTTATAATAGGAATTATAAACTTTGAAGGAAAGACGAATTGCGATAGAGTGCGTATTGCAATAATTTATAACTTGAAAACAATCCTGCAATTTATCTTTCGTCATGGCCGTAGGCCTCCAGCACTGAAAGCGGTAAAAGGTTAATATCAATAAGAGACGCGACTTCATCAAAGTGAAGATAAGGCGTGCCACGCTTTATAGATTGCTCAACAAAAGTTGTTTTATCGCCAATTGATTGAAGATCAATAGACAACCACGTATTAGGCGAAAGCTCATAATCAAGCCCGCCATTAACACCATTGTGAGAAATAGTGGGCCAAAACTTGTGGCGTATGCCGTATTCCTGACAGAGATTATGTTTCTCTTGAATCTCACTCAAAATTCTTCGACTGTAGTGCAAGAATCTGCTCCTGGGAATAGATGCCAGACATGAGAAGGATATCGTTAAAAGTGATGTTATAAAATTTTCCGCGCACAAGCATGACGTAAGAATCGTCAGCCATAATTACTTTTAGCGAGGGAATAGGGCAAAATTCTACCACTCTTCCTGCATTGTAAATAATATTGCCTGTCTTATGTGAGCCATCATAGGCGAGCATAAACCTATCTACACCGTGAAACTTCTGCTTAGAAAACATCGTATAAGCATTCTTAAAGTCAAGATAATGATCACGAACATTAGGTGGACAGTAGTCGAATTGGATAATATCGTGCTTATATAGAATGAAATAATTCCAATCAAGCTTCAGATCATCAAGATTGTTGTTGAGAAAGGCAACTGGTTTAAGGGATTTAAAATACTGCATCAGAATACCGGGGTAATGAAATATAGAAGGGTAATTAGGTAGAGAACTGTAAAACTGACAGACTTGTGGAAGTGGTCGTTAATTATGATATATGGTGCTCCGTTTTGGAGTACGTAATTAACGGTAGCATTGTTAAAATAGAATTCATTAGTGTAGAAATTGTGTTTAACCAAGAACCGCATAAACTGTGGCTTAGAAACAACACGCTGTAAGGGTAGTTCCGTATCCAGATAAATAAAATCTGTAACAGCATTGTGTAATATTACTAGTGCTTTGTCGAAATTAAGACCGCAATCAATGAGTTCGTGTTCTTCGTTGCTGGAGAATTTACGAATATTGAAATAGTATTCAATATAAGCTACCGCTGTATTGAAGTCGTCAAGAAAGTATTTTGTCATAAGCTATTTCCTCCAACATTAAGCAATAGCACTGGAACTTGTTTATTATGCGATAATGACCGCCTTTCCCGTATGTTATTTTAGTGTTGTTAAATCTTAATTTATAATCATTGTAAAATGTATATTCGACTCTCTGCCCGAGATACTTATTAAACAAATGATTTAAATCATACTCATCATGGAAGTCTTTAACTAGAAATTTACCTGTTAAACGGTAATATTCAAGATAGGAAAATGACTTCCTGATGTACTCTTTAACTCGCGGCTTAAGCATATAGGCGAGTTTATAATGATTGTAGTATGTGTATGTATCTAAAAGTATGTCCAAACAAACGAAACCTCTATTAGATGAACACAATTTAGGTTTATGCAAATTAATCATCAAATTCACCGCTGTTAAGTTGTCACTATTCAAGTCGTTTGGCGGTTACTTCCTCGAGACTTCCTGTCTTTCGGTTTCCCTCGCTGACAAATACAAGATTACTAGACCACCACCAAAGAGTCAAGACAAAACCAGAAAAAATTTTGCTCGGCGTGTCGCGGTTGACAACGGTATTCTCAACAAGGGTTAGGTAACGCTAAGTAAGACGCTATAACATAAATGGGGTAAGGGCCACCTAAGTGATAGCGAGAGCCATTATCACCATAGGGGGTGCAGAACTACGGCCGGGCCTGAGGTAACGAAGGGGGGTTGCATAAGGGTGGGTAAGTAGGCAGTGTCTATATAAAGGAAATAGCTTATATGCAGAATATTGCATAGCGTTATTAACCACGGTTAATTCCTTCGAGGCGAAGTTAACATAATAAATGCGCAGTTTGCAGGTGCAAAGGGTATGTAAGGACAAATGTTAACGTTAACATGAGGGTTTGTATAGACAAAGGGTGGGTATCTCACTATGTGGACGCGGTGTGTCTACCAATTCCAGCGCAGTAACAATATCCGCATATATCGATAATATCGCTAGAGAGCGATGATAGAGGTTGTCAAATTTGCCCTCAGAACGTGTCGACCCCCCGGGTCAGTGGTTGGTACCTGGAGGCTTATGAAGGGGCCTTACAGGGGGTGTTGCGTGGGAGCGGTGGATAGGGTAGACTGGAGGCATGCCAAGCGGATGAGAGAGACGACAAGAAGTCGAATAAATATTACCCGGGTCGAATAATCGCCCCGGGAATCTTTGTTTCATTTTCAACGAGATGGGGCTTATTGAGAATGGTTCTCCAAGACACC